TCTGAACGTTCCTTTTTGAATACTTATTTTTGGGTAGGTAATCTATATAGGGAACGGTTCGTTTGGTCTGCGCCGGTTGAGCAGATCAATGGCCTCTGTACGGATGTGGTACCGTACAGGGTTGCAGCTACGACTGTAGGAGGGCGATTTGTCTTTGACATATCAGCAGCAGTAGTTGTAACAATGGGGGGGCGTCCCCGTAGTGTCGCGCAGAGGAAAGGTGCTAGAGAGCTAGCAGGTAGACTGATGCGTGAGGCTAACCACAGAGATGTGCATATTGTGAGGGATCTCCCTTCAGTGATGGCTTTGATTTGTACTCCCACGGCGATGGAACGAGCATTTGAAGCGATCATTGAGTCAGGGGTGGTCTATGATCCTCAGATAGACACTGTTGCAAAGTTAATTTGGAACGGTGGATATCCTCGGGGGTCAACTCAGCAATAATGGTGCCCAGAGTATCTTGTTGGTTTTGATACCAAGACTGTCCATGATAAGAGTCATATCTTTGAATTGGCTAAGTCCTTGGGACACAAAGTCGTGGCCATCAAGTGCTTTGGGTATCAACGCTCCCGAGCTCGTAAATTGGTGAATTTACACCCCGTGGGGGGTAGTGAGAGCTGGGGGGTGCACAATAATTCCTATAACAATTTGACACGTGCCCTTATTGAGCGCGTCTTGACAGTGGAGAGTGGTGGTGAACAGGTGTTGCCACCACAACCTGCTGTCGGGTTTGTCAGATCAGAGATGAAGAACTTTACTAAACGTCTTTTACATGCGACTCGAAGAGTACCAACATTATCCACGGAGCAATTCGTCGACACCTATGTTGGTAGGAAGCGAGCCAATTATGAAAGGGCGGCTAGTGATTTAGAATTACGACCTGTCACTCGTCGTGATGCCTACATCATGCCATTCATCAAGGATGAGAAAACGAATCTCACCCGGAAAGGTGATCCTTGTCCAAGGATCATCTCGCCCAGATCTGCCAGATTCAATATTGCTATTGGGAAGCACTTAAAACCTATGGAGAAGCCAATATACCGTGGGATTGCCGCGGTATTTGGTGGTACGACGGTC